GTCTTTTGCCCTCGTGGTGTAATGGATAACACGTAAGATTCCGGTTCTTGCACTGGGGGTTCGATTCCCTCCGAGGGCGCCATTTTACTATTAAGAAAACCTTGTTATATTTCGTAAAAGCCTCACAAACGTTCTTGTACCAACGTTAGTGAGGTTTTTTTACTCCTAAGAGACCATACGAGAAATCGTTAAAAACCGATAAAAAATCAAGTTACACTACACAAATACTACACACACTTTATATTTTTTATCCAATATAAAAACTGGGTCAAATTCGATTCATTCAATATAAATGAATAATTGCCATCTCAAAAAACATATACACAAAGCATGAGTATGTCTAAGCCTTAACAGTTACTTAAAATACTCTTTTAACCTTTTAGTGGTATTACGGATTTAATATTCCCTCATACATAAAAAAATAAACCATTTTCATTATCTTTATGGTTATTATAAACAAAATGTAAGATGTAAATGTGATTACAGGGGAATTCGGAAAAGAGGAGAGTTATTAGTAGCCCAAGAAATTTTTAAAAAAATAAGTATATAGCATGAAAAGTGTGAATTGTGTAATTAGTGTTATTAATAAATCGAAATCCTCTATCATACAATTAAAAGGAAAAAATAATCCTTAAATATGGTAATATAGCCATAAAAAATGTTATAGTAAATATTGCATTGAATTCTATCTATAAATAGGAATTTTTATTGCTTTTTATAAGATAGAAGGAGATTAGCTTTGCTAAGTAGAATTGATAGTATATAAGGAGAACTTATGTATTTAGAAAATTTGTATCACGGCTCTAATAGATCTAGAGGAGAGGAAGTAATAAGTGATCAAAAAATGCAAATTACTAGGGGTATTAAGCATTGGCTTGGAGATGGAAGTTATCTTTTTATAGAGGACTTTCAATCTTATAAATGGATAGTTGATATGTTTTATTCTAGATATAAAGGGGAAACTCTAAACTATTCAAATCTCATTAGTAAATATTTAATATTAGAATGTATGATAGAAACTAATAAAGTTCGTATTTTTGATTTAACCAAGTCTGAACATAAGATTCTCTTTGATAGAGTTCGGAAAGAGATGGTTAAAAAGAACAAAATAAAAACTCCACAAGTGGCTGAAGGAGTTACATTGAATTATATGTTTAATGAATTAGGCTTCGGTGATGATTTTGATTTTGTAAGAGCAGTTTTTTGTTTAAACAGAAGTAATTATAAGGATTACCAAAGTAACTTAGCTTACATACCTCAAGAACAAATATGTATTAAAAATCTAGAAGTTGTTAAAGCTATAAAAGAACATGATTTTGAAGATAAAGTAGTATATTTTGATGATTTATTAAAGGATTATTATTATTCAGACCCAGAACCTAAGAGTGTCAAAAGTAATAGGAAATCTTTTAATAATAAATCTGAAGGTATGTATGTAAATAAAAGTTATAAAAGGCCGAAATATAAGAAAAGACAAGTAAATTAGATCACCTCAATTATTCAATTTCATAGGAGGTTATTAATATGAAGAATAATGATTATTTAATAAAAAAATTAGAGGAAATAGAAAATCACTTTGCAAATATTTCAGAAGAGGAATTTCAAGAGAAATTAGTTAAAGCTGGTTTTGGTGAAATTCAATCTTTAGCGGAATCTAGTTTAGATTTATTATGTGAAGAAATCATAGAAGAATCGTTAGCTACAAAGTATTGTAAGCGTCCGACTGGATATATTTATAATAGAAATTATAAATATAGTAATTTCCGTAATTCAGATACTACATATCCAGAGGTAGCATAATGGAAGAGATTAATAGCAGTTTAAGATTTGTAGATTATTTTGTAGACTATGTTGATTTTAAATTAAATAATGAATTTGAAGATAAACCCGTAAACTTAAAGTTTGATATTGATAGAAGTGTAGATTATTTAGAAGACGAAAACAATACAATGTTGGTAACATTAGTAGTAAAAGTTTTTGATAATGCTCTTAAAAAAAATTATCCTTTTTCTATGAATGTTAGTATTACTGGGGTTTTTGAATTAAATAATGTTGCAGTAGAAAGAAAAGAAGTTTTTGCCGAAGTTAATGCTGTGGCTATATTATTCCCATACATAAGAGCATTAATTACTAATTTTACTGCAAATGTTAATGTAGCACCATTAATATTGCCAGCTATCAATGTAGTAAAACTTATGGAAGATAAAAGTAAATCACATTAAATACTTCAAGGCACTGGTTGATCAGGAAGGAAGTTACCTGTTTATCAGTGCTTTTTATTTAAAGAGATAAAAATGAGAACTCTTTAATAGAGTTATTAGTAAAAAAAGGCATTACTAAATATCAAAAATTCCTTAGTCTAACAATACAAAAAGCCTCACAAACGTTACTGGAGCAGTTTTTGTGAGGTTTTCTGCTTTTATGAAGTTTAACGAGAAACCCGTAAAAAAATATTAAAACATTAAATATCTCTTTTATCCAACATTTTTTTGTAAATACTCAATGCCTTTTGTTCCTCGCGTGTTCTAAGTTCCCTTAAAACGTGAGCATAAGTGTGCATTGTTGTGAAAATGGTTTCATGCCCAAGACGTTCAGAAACATATTGAGTATCTACTCCTTCATATAAAAGTACACTTGCATGAGTATGTCTAAGTCCATGACATGTTATTTCTTGAATTTCAAGCTCATTCAATATACTTTTTAATCGTTTGTTAGCATCCTCATTTGTTACAGATTTAATATTCCCACCTACATAGAAAAATAAACCATATTCGTTTTCTTTTAATTGCTTAGCATATTCCTCTAATAAGCGCATGACAATATCCTCAACTACGATGATTCTTTCAGATGATGTGTTTTTTAAGTCTGAATAACCTTTACCCTCTCGATAATCCCAAGCTTGAAAGATACTGATTGTATTATTTTTAAAGTTAAAGGCAGGCATTGTTAGGCCAACTAGTTCACCAAAACGCATACCTGATACAAGAGCTAGTAATAATAAATAATCTTCTGTACGTTCTAGGTGGCTAATAAGGTAGTTTAATAGCTTTTGACTATCTGCGTAACTTATATGTTTTTCACTATCCTTTTTAGCAGGCACAGAGCCATTATTTACAGCTTTTCGAGTGAAATCAATAGCAAGATAACCGTCATCAATTGCATCCTTAATACAGGCCTTAATGTGGGTATTTAATTTTCGCACAGACTCTTTTGATCGTCCTTTAGCATAGTCATCCAAAAAAGTTTGATATTCATCACTAGTAATCTTTTGAATAGGCTTGTCTTTAAAATACTCTTGAGCACGTCTTAATGAGTCCTGGTAACGTCTGTAAGTGTTTTTATGTTTAATGCTTTTATATTTCTCAATCCAAGCCTCAAAGTACTCTGTAAATGCTTTATCACGTGTTAAAACATTCCCACCTTTTTGTAGTCGCATCTCTATAGCTGTTGCTGCTACCTGTGCCTCTTTCTTTGTTGCGAAACCACCTTTTCTTACAGGATCATATTTTCCATCTGTATACCGACTTACAGTATACTGCCATGTCTTTCCACGCTTTGTTACACTTGCCACATTAAACACCTCCAATTCTATTGTTAAAAATACAATAGAAATGCACTATTCCATTTCGGCATATTTTTGTTATTAAAGTATTGAGTAAGTCTTTTTACTGCAAAGTCATACTCAACATTAAAGATCAACTGTAAATCTTTTATTGTAAGTGATGGGTCATTTTCGACTAATTCATCAAGCATAAAAGTAGGCATACATGCATGATACATAAATGTGTCTGCTTTTTTTTCTTGATATTCTATCCAGGTACTTTGCATATAACTCTGATTGCCAGTGTGTTGAAGAATATGGTTAAGTTCATGACAGAAATCTTGCCAAGCTTGCGGAGGTGTTAGGTGCCTACCAAGAAAGATGAAAGGTGTATTCTTAGCAAAAAGTGCTTGGCTAGGCCCATCATAAGGTGCAGGGAAGACTCTTATACCAAGAGCATTTGCTATCACTTTGTAATTAAGTTGATCTGGCGTTGTGATTCCAATTTTCATATACATTTCTTTCACAAAATCTTCAGTGTAGGTACTGTAATTCATAATCAAACATCTCCAATACATTTTCCTGTAAGAACGTGCGTTCTATTTTGAGTGTACAATAAAACCCTACTTTTAGAAAGTAAGGTTTTGAATTATAGTATTTTTTTGTATTAATTACAGAATCAATTGTATTTTTTACATTATTTTGTTTCTAGTATATTCAAAGTAGTAAAAAAGTAGGGACATATAAATATTTATATGTCCCGTTTATTTTGTTTCTTTTTTTATGACTTCCCACATCTTACGTAACATTTGTAAATCTTCTTCTTTAGATTTAGGTAATTCTCTATACCAGCGTTTTAATTCTGGATCATTAGCAAACGCTTGAAATTCAGCCTCATCATTCTCTTCTTGTGAGTAACTTTGAGATTCTGTTCGGCCAAGTAGATAGTCAGTGCTAACCTCAAAGAAGTCAGCAATTCTCTGAAGTGTATCTGTATCAGGGGTACGGTTTCCACTTTCATATCCAGAAATAGAAACTTTGGTAACATTAATTTTATTTCCTAATTCAGATTGTGTTAAATTTTTTTTTTTTCTAAGTTGCTTTAGGCGCTCTCCGTTCAATAAAAACACCTCATTTCTATTAACTTAATTATACAAGTTAACTGATAGATAACATACCAATACAAACAAAAGTTAACTAATTAGAAACTTTTTGTAGGGAAACTATTGACAGTTCCTTTCTAGTTAACTATTATAGAGTTAACAAGATGTTAACTGATTAGGAGGTGGTTAGGTTGGCTCTTGAGAAGTTGAAAAAAAATAGGATAAATGAAAATCTAACATGTCAACAAGTTGCTGATAGGGCAGGGATTTCAAAAGAACATTACTGGTTTATTGAAAACGGTAAAAGAGGTTTAACTTATGAAATGGCAGCCCGAATTGCAAAAGTTTTCAATAAAAAACCAGATGATATTTTTTTTGAAGATTGAGTTAACTTGTAGTGAACTTTTAGGAGAGTGGTTAATATGCAACAACAATTAAATGTCCAACTAACTATTCATATTCCAGAAGATCAAGTGTTAATAAGCAAAGTTGAGCTAGAGGAATTACAAAGAACTAAATTAAAAGGGAAATCCTGGACAATGAAAGATTTGGAGGCCCAAACAGGCAGAAAATCTGAATGGCTACAAGAGAACATTCTTTTTGTTCCTAAGTTTAAAGAGAAATTAGACACTCGTAATGGAGGATTTGTTTACTACCCAAAAGGTAAAGGATCACCTTGGGCTTTCCAAGCAACAAAAATGGCGCAGTTTCTCGATGATAACTTCCATTTAATTTGGAGAGGGTAACGTCCCTCTGACGCTACCCTTTAGAAGTGGACTTTGATTGAGGAAAAGCTTGGAGAGAAACAAACGAGGATATATGTAATTTGTTATTCCTTCTTATTAACAATTTTAACATTTTCTAACTTAGTGGAGTATTCCAAATCAGCATAAAAAGGTGGTGAGAGTTTGAAGTTGGGGTTGGGAGCACTATTACAGGCATGCCGAATTAAAAGTGGTATGTCACAGGAAGATTTGGCAGCTCAAATGAATAGAAGCCAAACATGTATTTCTAAATACGAAAACAACCGTAAACCACCTGATATTTTCACTTTCATGGAATGGTTTAAACAAACAAATACACAGGAAATTGGCATGCTGTTATCACAGCAAATGATCAATGGGATTGATATTAACACAATTGTTCAATCATTAATGCCCATAGTTGGTGGATTTGGATGGTGGTTCTTTTTATAAAAGGAGTGGTTATTGTGGAAGTAAAAAAAGGCATAAAAAAATGCAAGCACATGAGTACCTGCATTGGATGAACTGTAACTTCCGACGGTCAACAGTTCAACAAAATATATTACAAACCTTGTCTTTTTATTATGAACAAACTTTCGTAAATAGTCAATACAGGGAGGATTTATTAATGGACCGTATTCTAGAACAATTATATGAAAATCTAAATCAAGCGAAGGTTACAGTAAATGAATGTGCTCGTGCAGTCGCCGATTTATCAAACAGTAAAGATCAAGAGACACAACTAGAGAAACTCATTGAATACAACTATCAAAAAGGTTTGGTAACAGGCATTGAAGATACGATTCATGAAGTAGAAAAAATGCTATCAGTAACAAGATCATTAAAAGCTGTTTAATTCATTCTTATCACAGGATTCACAAATATGTTTGTGAATCCGATGATGCGAATGATTGCATCAGAAGGTGGTGATTTAGTTGAGGATTGACGTTAAAGCTTGGCGACTAATGAAACCTGTTGAACAGTATATGGCAATTTACAAAGCCGCACGTCAAAATGACGCTACCCTTAAAAGTAGGCACAAAAAAAGCTTACAAGCACTGGCATGCGAGTAAGCAACTTAGAAAAAATACATTAACAAAATTATATCAAGTTTTAAGCCTAATGGCAAGGGAGGGCATTGTATGTCACAACTAATCGTACATGGTGGTATGCGCGTTTTAACAAGTGCACAGCTTGCAGAATCTTACCATACAAACGCGAAGATCATCAATCGTAATTTCGGTCGTAACCAAGATCAATTCATTGAAGGTGAGCATTATTTTCAATTAACAGGTGAATCTTTAAAGGCATTTAAAGCCGAGCGTCCAGATGACGCTAGCCTAAAATTTGCATCATCTTTGAATCTATGGACTGAAAAAGGTGCTTGGCTCCATTCAAGTTTTCTAAAAAGCAAACGAGCTAAAGAAGCTTTTACATCACTTGTAAACAGCTATTACAGCATCTTAGAAGCTCCACCACAGCAAATACTGCAACAGGGACAAGCCCAGTTAGCTATTACTCTAGAAGACTATCAGCAATTAGAAAGCAGGGTGACTACATTGGAGGACATGCTAAAACAACAGGTTACATTGCATTCAGGTGAGCAGAGCCGATTACGAGCAGCCGTAGGAGAGCGTGTGCATGCTTTAGCGAAAGATAAAGGCGCACGTCCAGTGTTGTTTAGAGCAATCTATTCTGCGATTAAAGAACGCTATCAAGTGGGGTCTTATCGTGACGTTAAACAGCATGAGTTGCAGGATGCATTGAAGTTTGTTGCAACATGGGAGGGCTAGAAAATGCAAGGAATAGTTAGGGTTGAGAAAAATAGTAACTACACAGTTCTTCATAAAGCAGCGCTAAAGGATACCCGTCTTAGTTGGAAAGCAAAAGGAATCATAGCGTATATGTTATCGATGCCAGACAATTGGGTTTTCCATATGAATGAGCTTATGAAGCATTCTACAGACGGAGAAAAGTCCTTTCGTTCTGGCTTTAATGAGTTGAAAACACATGGTTATGTTAAACGATTTCCAGTCTACAAAGATAAAAAAATAGATCATTGGGAAACTGTAGTTTTTGAAGTACCACAAACGCAAGAGGGCTCTCTACTTTCCCAAAATGTACAAGTAGGTAATGAAGATGTACGAAAGGAAGCACTACTAATTACTGATTCTTTACTAAGTAATGATAAAAAGAATATCGAGTTAATCATCGAGTATTTAAACATCAGTGCTTCTAAAAACTTCAAGGCATCTACTGGCGCTACAAAAAAATTTATTAATGGTCGATTGGCAGAAGGATATACAGTGGATGACTTTAAGAGAGTTATTGATATAAAGGTTGCCCAATGGCTAAACAACCCAGATATGAATGCCTACTTAAGACCGAGCACTTTATTTGCTCCGAAAAATTTTGAAAACTACCTGAACGAAAATACTTCACCTAAACAAAAAGTAGCAACACCTGTTGCAAAGCCAGTGGAGTTGAATTTTAACGAAGGAGAAGATTTCGGATGATCCAAACGCATGAGCTAAGTATTGAATTAGCAGAAAAAAGCTTACTAGGAATAATGCTAGTAGAAAACTACTTAATTTCTGATAGTGGTTTAGATTCAGAACATTTTACAAGTCAAATACACCGTAACATTTTCTCTTGTATGCAAGAACTAGCATCAGCAGGGAAAACCATTGATTATATCACGCTAATGACGATGCGTGAGCCAATGGAATTGGGTGGAGCCAATTATCTAGCAGAACTAAGTAACTTTGCAAATACAGTAAAGTTTGATAATTATCGTGAAATTCTAGTAGCCCATTGGAGAGAGCGAAAAAAAGCCTTTATTCTTCAACAAGCACAACAAGAAGCTTGGACAATTGATAACATTCAAAAAGCTCTAGATGATATTCAAGGAAGTGATACAGAGCAAAACACAAGTATCATGATCGATCTCGTTGAACTAGGAGATACCCCATATAAAAAAAGTGCTGTCAGAAAAGGTGTAACTTCTGGATTAAGTGATTTAGACAAAATGTTAAATGGGTTTCAACGAAAAGAGTTAACTATAGTTGCTGCTCGTCCTTCAATGGGGAAAACGGACACACTTGATCATTTTGCAATGGCAGCTGGATGGGCAGGGTACTTACCAATTATCTTTTCGTTAGAAATGAGCCGAGAAACATTACTTAACAGATTAATAGCAGCAGCAGGTAACTTTAACCGATTAAAAATGCGTAATCCGTACGAGCATTTTTCAGAGGAACAAAAGAATAATTGGCTACCAACATTGACGCATTTAAGCAATACAAAAATTGAAATAGATGACCGAGCAGGATTAACGGTTGCACAAATACGTGCAAGCGCTAGAAAGATTATAAAGGCCAACCCAAACAGACAGCCAATCATTTTTATCGACTATCTACAAATCATTCGTGGGGCGAATCCTAAAGATAATCAAACACAAATTATTGGGCAAATCAGTTGGGACTTAAAGCAAATGGCAAAAGAATTTGATTGTCCAGTTGTATGTTTATCACAGTTAAATCGGAGTGTTGAAGCAAGGCAAGATAAACGTCCGATGATGAGTGACTTACGTGATTCAGGGAATATCGAGCAAGATGCAGATGTAATTATGTTCCTCTACAGAGATGATTACTATGACAAAGAATCAGAGAGTAAAAATATGCTAGAGTTCATCATTGCAAAGCATAGAAATGGTCCAACGGGTACTGTAATGGCTGTTTACATTAAAGAGACAGGGCGACTTGCTAATGTGATATGGGGGCAGGGTGGTTCAAAGTGACAACAATAAAAGAATTATTAGATTTGGCAGTAGAATGCGATATGAGTGGTGTAGCGCATCATGTATGGTGGGCAATTACACAGCAAGGCATAAAGCTTCAAGATGATGTAGATAAGCTAAAAAACATTCCTGTGAACAGTGATGCAATTAAAGAATTAGTTTCGAATAATACACTTGGTATTGGACGAATAAAGTTGTTTGTCGTCAAAGCGCCTAATTCTGATTTATATGCATTTTATTTAGCTGAACAATCGCTTGACGCAACCATACTTCACAATGACAAATTTGGTAAATGTGAAAAGGTCATTAATGCTACTCGACTTTTACCAAACAAAATGCTCTTTGCAGATACAGGGTTAGAAATGACCTTGTTTGAGTATAGAAAAAAGATAGTTCAATTTCCTGCATATTTGGGACATGCCAAGGCAAAAGAGAATGTCCTGTATCGATTGGGGGTGTGAAAATGAGCCAAGTAGAACGTTCAGAACTGATTTTTACATGCAGCCTTCTGACTGGGAAAGCAGAGTCCTTTTTTGAAAATATGACAGATGCTGAATTGTGGTTAGTCTATGACGAACAAATGAGCAAGGCAATTTATAGCTGAGATAGTTAGTTCATGAAAGGACTGAGTAATGTATGCAGGAACAATTAACACTCTTTGATGATCTAGTCCATAGGAATAATATTTTTCAAGTTCATGACAAAGTGAAACTACAGCTTGTAGAAGAAACATTTAACTTTGAAATCTATAATTATCGAAAACATTATTTTGAACAACTCATCGGAAAAATGGGAACGGTCATTGAAGTGAGAGGTAATACAATAATGGTGCAAATTAGTGGAGAAATCATTCCATGCGAGGCTTGTGAATTGGAATGGATAGTGTAGGGTGCGGCTGCAACCGTAACCCTACACATTTAAACCTTCTTGTTTAATACACTATAGCAATTATAACAGGGAGGGACTTACATGAGCAACACAGTTAATTTAGGGGCATTAGGAGATGGAGTTTACATCATTCAGCAAGGAGCAATTGTAGAGGTTCTAGAGCCTAAAGAGTATGGACAAGACTCTATCCAGTGGCAACATGGCAAGGTGTTTGAAGTAAGCGAAAGCAAACGTAGACGTGTAGGCGTAAAAAAATAAGATTTTATACAGTGGAGGCGAATGTGTATGGCTAGTCGTAATAAACATAGGGTACTGACACGCTCTAACAAAAAGACCATCATTCAACATGCTGAACTTATACGAATTTTAAACGCAACAGAAATCAAGCAATGGCATCACATTATTAATAAAATTGAAAGCTTTGATGAGAAAGAAGAACAACGTTTAAGTCTATAGTAAGTACTTTTCAATATTGGAAGAGGGTTAAAGCAAAATGAATAGACCAGATTCAGAGCACTATCATGAAGGCAAAATTGATGTGTGGGCGTTTGCTGATGAAAACTTTAACTTAGATGAATGTATCGGTTTTCACAGAATTAACGCTATTAAATATTTAACTCGGTATGGGAAAAAGAATGGCTATAACGTTCGAGATTTAGAAAAGGCAATTACCTATATACAAAAATTAATCGAATTGAACCAATCTGAAATGAAGGAAATTCAGAAATGAAAGATTTTGTGCGGGAGGTTAAGTGGATGGCAGAAAAACAAGAAGCATGGGTGCTCCGTTTGAAAAATGAATTCAATGACAGTGAAGATGTTCAGTACTATACAGGTAATGAAGATGAGGAGCTCACAGCAGATTTAAACGAAGCAAATATCATTTACAACAAAGATGATGCTGAAAATTGGATGAAGAAATGGGAAGGGGCTATTTTTTCTAAGTTCGGCAAAGATGCCATTTGCAATGCTGGATACACACATATGATGAAACACTTTGAATTCGTGGAAGTGGAAGTTGAGTTTCAAGAGTAATCGAAAGAGAATATGAAATAGGGTGAATCTAATATGGTACGATACCTTGTTTATCAAAGTTATATGACACCCTCAAAACTAAGAGGCGAATTACCTGATGTCATAAAAGAATATGTCGCTAATGATTCTAACATCGGATGGCATTATACATTCACAAAGAATATTGAAAACGCCTATATCTTTGATGATTTCGAGATTGATTTAGCAAAAGAAATTGCAGATCTTTGGAACATGAAATTAAAGCAACTAGAGGTGTAATTGAAAGAAAATGTGCAGTAAGGGGTGAGAAAAAATGAAAACTGTCGCTTGGTTTAGTGGTGGTGTAAGTAGCTTCATTTCAATTTATTTAATGAAGGATGAAATTGACGAAATTTACTATCTGGATGTTAAAGAACAACATGAAGATACGTACCGATTTTTAAAAGATTGTGAGAAAGCAATTGGACGGAAATTCACAATATTAAAAAACGAAAAAACATATAGCGCTATGGAGATTATACGTAAACGTAGGTATATCAATGGACCATCTGGAGCACCTTGTACGGGCGAGTTAAAAAGGAAAGTAAGACAACATTGGGAGCAAACACAAGATGATTTATTGCGCTATGTATGGGGTTATGACAGTGAGGAAAAACATCGTGCCGAACGACTGTTACAAACAACGCCAGAATATGAACACGTTTTTCCTTTGATTGATGCCATGCTGACGAAAGATGAAGTACATGGCTTGCTCGAACGATTAGGCATTAAAAGACCTTTGATGTATGAGCTAGGATTCCGTAATAACAATTGCGTTGGCTGTGTTAAAGGTGGCATGGGTTACTGGAATATGATTCGTAAGCATTTCCCATCACGTTTTTACGAAATGGCTGCATTAGAAAGAGAAATCGGCGCTACGTGTATTAAAGGGGTTTACTTAGACGAATTAGACCCAGATCGTGGACGTATTGAAGATGAAGTCATGGGCGAGTGCGGCATCTTGTGCGAAATCGCTTATGCAAATGTAGTTGGGTAATCGAAAGATTTTGTGCAGGAAGGTGAATGACAATCTTGAATACAAAAGAAAGCTATAAATGGCGTTTTTGCCCTGTTTGTAATGAAAGGATTTTTCGAGACGAAATTGAGGGAGAAACTATAAAAACAGTCAACAACACAGTCTACTGTATTGACTGCGCTAATGAAATAGAACCATAGAAAGAAACTGTTTAGTAAAGTTTGTTCAAAACTTCGAGCTCCGTTTGATTAATGAAAAATATGGAAGTGTTTAGTGTGAAATGGGCAACTAAGCGAATTGTCACGTCACCTGCAAAAATTTTAAAAGCACTCTCTAAAGAGAGTGCACTAATATTACTCATTGAATTTACTTACTTCATAAATTCCCATGTCTTTTTGCGCTAACGCACTTATAATGTCTGGAATTACTTGAATGGGGAGAGTTAACAATAGGACAACTTGATTATTAATACATTTTAGCTCATAGTCTACCAATTCGTATGTTTTTTGTACTATTTGAATTACTTGATTTTGAATACTTTCTATCTCTAATCCACCTAGATTAAATTGTACTTTAATAACATTATCGCTATAGTCTTTTCTATCGATCATTGATAAACCTCCTTTCTATTTTAGCTTGAGAAGAAAAATATTACTTTTCAATTTTAGGACGGATTTCAAATAGAAAGGTTGCAAACATTGAATAATTTAATCAACAAGGGAAGTCTGTAATTACTGCACAATATGAGTAAAATACAAATTAGAAAAGGAGGATGCAGCGATGAGTAATGATAAAACAATGAAACGGCTTGAAATGGAAATGGCTATCCATTCGCTTATTCAGGACATGGATTTATTTATTGAAAATACTAAACAGATGGCGAAAATTAGGAAAGCAAAGTATGACGCTTTACTAACAGAAGGTTTTAATGAAGAACAAGCCCTTCACATTGTTTCCGTATCAAAACCTTTAGAATAGCAATATGTCAATAATATGGACATGTCCTTATTATTGTCCGCATTTTGTCAAAAGTGAGGTGAATAGGAATGTCATTAATTTTTGCTAATGATGATGAAGAAAAGAAAGGTTGGAAACTCTCAATTCAGTTTTTGAAAGAGATTAGACAAAAAGTGGCAGAAATCGAATTGGGCGATGACACACCATCTTTAGAGCAAATTGAAGATGTGATTGTTGCTTATGAAGAATGCAAGAAACTTGAAGAACCGAAAAACATTCTTGCAAATCAAGAGCCTTATTATTATGAAGTTAGCGCGCCTGTGCTTATTTACTGGGAGGATACATGGCAAAACGGACAAATTATAAATGGTTATCGTACTCGCGATGGTCTTATACATGTACAAACTGATAATGGGCAAATGGTATCATTTGGCGAAGCTCGTCATGAGGAATTTATTAAACCAGTTTAACTAACATTTTGAGGATTAAGTTTTTAAATAAATAATAGCCTTTACGGAAAATACCGGAGGCACTAACAGACAGGTGAATGGCCTGTTTTGTTGGTGCCTCTTTTTATTTTATTAAAGGGGTGGAGAACATGAGAACAATACAAACAGAGTTGGTACAAAAGGGGTTAAGTAAAGAAATTAAAGGGCAAGCGTCAAAAGGACGCCAACCTAAAAAGAAAATGAGTCAAAGAGAAATCGAAGAGTTAATGGGAGTTAGACGCAGCACTTATAAACGAGTAAATGGAGCATTTAGACAGAAAGGGTGAAATAAATGAACATCGTACAGCCGATACGTGATCCAGAAAAGGTAAATGCAATGCTTAATTACTTAAAAGGTACGAATGAACGAGATTATATGTTGTTTTACATTGGAATATCAGCAGGTCTACGTATTTCTGACATGCTTCAACTACAAAAAGAAGATGTTCAATATACCCATGTAGATATTGTTGAGAAAAAAACTAATAAACGAAAACGATTTAAGTTTCCCCCATATATAAGAAAAGAAGTTCAACGATATATTCAAGAATTAAAAGAAGGGGAGTATTTATTTAAAAGTCGGCAAGGAGGCAACAGGCCAATTGATAGATCGACAGCTTATCGTATTTTACGTAAAGCAGCTGAGGCTTGTGGCATTCGTGAAATTGGAACACATACGTTACGGAAAACATTTGGGTATCACTTCTATTTAGATTCCAAGGACGTAGCGACATTACAAAATTTATTCAATCATTCAACACCAGAAACAACATTGATATATATAGGAATCAACCAAGATGCTTTGGATAAAGCGATGGATAAATTTAAACCAAGTTGGCTGAAATAGTTAACTAATTTTCTTTTTATCTTTACAGTACAACATAAAAAAGTAAAGCGTTCACTCATTTTAAGAAGTGGGTTAAAGCATTGATAATACAGGATTTTAGCTAAAGGGCGAGTGCAACAGTCTATGTTTTGAAGTGCAGTAAGGAGGGGCAGAAGAGTATATGACCGTAGATGAAGCACGAGAGCAAATAAAAAAGCTAGAGGATTACATCAAGTTGGTTGAGGGATATGTTCCAGAAACATTTGAGCAATATGCTATTAAGCTTTATGTCTTACACGAACATGTAGCAAGAGTAGCCAATTTGTTAAATGATTTAGGTTTTCGCATTGGCAAACGAAAAGTGATTGGAACAGACGTATCGGACATACTACGTGCCAAACCAACAGATGAATTACATGAACTGGCAGTTAAGTTATTTAAACAAAACAAGAAAATGGTTAAGGGGCGATAATATGTTAATCATGGAGAGTTATGCAGATATATTAAAGGTAATTGAAATTATTAAGGCGGAGATAGAAGCTGTTCAATTAGATCTGGATTATTGGTTAGGTAAGAGCAGCAAACATCCATTATTTAGTGAAGGTGCAAGAAAATACGGCCTAGATATAGCAGCAAAACGTGTGGACTTTCTATATGGTCGTATGGATAAATTAGAAGAACGGCTAAAAGCATACCAAGAGATTGAAAAAGAGATTCGAGAGAACGTTGATAAATTAGAAGGACTAGAATATAAAATAGCAAAACTTCGCTTCATTGATGGCATGACATATCAAGAAATTGCTGATGAACTTGAATATTCATATGACCATATTCGTCGTGTAGCTTCTAAAAGTAATAAAAAAGAGGCTGCATTTACTTAAAAGCCACAATCATGCCACATTATATATTGACAATATGTAGTACATTCATAAATGAAGCGATATGCAATATTAACCAAATTAATATCACAATAGGAAAAAGCCTTCATCAATGCGATGGGGCTTTTTATTTTGTTTTGAAAACTGCATCAAACAGCCATACAAATAAAAAGGACTGGTTTACGGGTGACCAAGTATCTCTGGAACATTAGATACTGAGGAGCGCTGGCATGTACTAGTAACCGATAGGGCGGAGTTTGGTGTGGTTTTGAGAGCAAAAAGTTATTACATATATTTCATCTACTGGGTTATGATTGGATTATATAGGAGGTGAAGAAGATGAAAAAATATATTATTGAGTTTTACTCTAATAATGGTTATAAGTTAGGGGAATGCGTAAAGGAATATAAAGATTTTTCAGAAGTTGAAGATTACATAGGAAAACTAATGAAAGAAGGTTCTAGTGTTAAAATCACTTTTGAAAATTCTGCAGAATTTATTAGGGTAACAGAAATTGCAAAAGTAGTTATAACTGAACAGAAGTAATATGTTTTAAAAGTCACGTTCATTAGAACGCGGCTTTTTTATTTTGAATTCTGGAGGTGGTGGTGTATGAGATATGGCTAGAGCAAGAGATCCTAATCGTGATAAAGCATTTGAAATTTACAAAGAACATAATGGGGATATTACAAATCGAGCAATAGCTGAAATGTTGGGTGTTCCTGAGAAGACAATTGGCTCGTGGAAGTCTAAATCCAAGGACAATTGGAATGCAAAACTCAATGGAGTACTCCAAACAGATGAACGGAGTACTCCGATAAAAAAACAACCGAAAAAAAGTAAAGAAAAAGTCGTTGAATCAGATGACATCTCCACTTTGGTAACAGAGGACGGATTAACTGATAAACAACGACTTTTTTGTATGTACTATGTTCGGTCTTTAAATGCTACAAGTGCATATAAAAAAGTGTATGATTGCAGCTATCAAACAGCGATGGCGAACGGAAGTAGATTGCTAAGTAATGCTAAGGTGAAAGAGACCGTTGCAGAATTAAAAAGGCAAAGGCTTGAGAGTTTGGATTTGGATAAATTCGATGTGCTAGAGAAATATAAAGCCATTGCTTTTGCAGATATAACAGACTTCATAGACTTTACTCAAGTCGAGTCAGAATCCACAGAAACAACATTAGAGTTTAATCCAGATGGGTCAAAGAAGTCGGAGAAAACAGAAATAGTACCATACACGTACACTAAATTCTCGATGCATCATTCAGAAGAGATCGACGGGACACTCATTACCGAACTATCAAAAGGTAAAGATGGAATGTTCAAAGTTAAACTTGCTGATAAAATGGCTGCACTGGCATTCTTAGCAAAATATACTGACTTACTTAACGAAAATGAGCGTAAACAGCTACAGAATGAGCAATTGAGGTGTTCTAATGAAGCTAAACGCATCGAAGTGGAGCAATACAAAAAAGACAATGTTGTTGGGACAGAAGATAATAAATACTCTTATATGACACCAGAGCAGCGTCGAGAAGCAATAGAACGATTGAAAGGAATGACGAAACAATGAATGCTGAACAAGCTGAAATCGAACTACTCGATGCACTCATTGAAGAGCGTAAATACCTTTCACGACAATTGTTTTGGGAGTATTGCAAGACAAGAGCACCTGATTTCTACATTGATGGACGCACTCACCTAGAAAAGATTTGTGAGACGCTCCAAGCATTGTATGAAGGGCGTTTGCTCAATGAAGATGGTGTCCCATATGAAAATATGATTATGAACATACCTCCACGACATGGAAAGTCACGTACATTAATTCATTTTTGTGAGTGGGTGCTAGGAGATAGACAGGAAAACCGTATTATCACAGCGTCATATAACGAAGATTTAGCAACTGTTTTCAGTCGTTATACTCGTGACGGAATCAGTGAAGAGAAAGTATATCCTCATGAAATTGTCTATAGTGATATCTTTCCTGGTGTAAAGGTTAAAAAGGGCGATTCATCATACCGTCAGTGGGCATTAGAAGGACAGCATTTCAACTATAAAGGCGCAGGTCTTGGTGGTTCCATTACTGGTAAGGGTGGTAATATCCTTATCGTTGATGACCCTATCAAGAATGCTGCCGAAGCACAAAACGAAAATGCCTTGGACAAACAGTGGCAATGGTTCACCGATACATTCCTTTCGCGGCAAGAGCAAACTGATCGTTCTATTAAAATCGTTAATATGACTAGGTGGAGTAAAAAAGATATTTGTGGTCGTATCCTTGATGGGAAACGTGCTAGTGAATGGTATGTACTGATGATGCCAGCTATGGACGATGAAGGTAATATGTTGTGTCCAGAACTGTTGAATAGAAAAAACTTTGATGCCTTGGCTGATTTTATGGACGAGGCTATTTTAAATGCTAACTATTATCAACAACCACTAGATTTAAAAGGCCGATTATACAAAGCATTTAAAACGTATGATGGAGATTTACCAACATTCAAAGCTATTCAGAACTACACTGATACAGCAGATGAAGGTGATGATTACCTATGTAGTATCGTATACGGTGTTACTTTTGATAATGAAGCCTATATTCTTGATGTGTTGTTTACGAAAGCACCGATGGAAGAAACAGAGCCAGCTACAGCTAAAATACTATATGACAACAAAGTAAACCATGCTTACATCGAATCAAACGGTGGTGGGCGTGGTTTTGCTCGTTCTGTAGAGAAAATACTGATGGAAAAGTACAGTAGTAACTACACTTACATTGAACCGTTCCATCAATCTAACAACAAAATTGCTCGTATTTTATCTAACTCTACTTGGGTGATGAATCATATTTACTTCCCAATCAATTGGAAAGATAAATGGCCTGATTATTATAAAGCGATGACAGAGTATCAGCGTGAAGGTAAAAATGCTCATGATGATGCGCCAGATGCTACTACTGGCGTTGCGGAATTTGTGGGTAGTGGAAGTCCTTATGATTTTTAAATAAAGTGAGGTGAATAAAATGGCAGGATATTTCCCATTTCAAGGTGCTAGCACAGAAAATGACAGATTAAAAAGTATCATTGAAGAAGGGGCCATGAAGGGAATCACGCATAAAAAACAATTAGAAATTGAAATTGAACAATTTAAAACATCTAGAGAGCGTGAATGGATGTTTATTGGTGATAAGTACTTTGAGGGTGAACAGGATATTTTAACTCGTAAACGTAAAATTCTTAACGATCAGGGTGAATTAGAGGAAGTTCAGAACTTACCAAATAATAAACGTTTGGATAATCAGTACGCTAAACTAGTTGATCAAAAAGTAAACTACCTTCTAGCAAAGCCTTTAACAATTAAAACAGAAAACGAAAAATACCAAAAAGCCTTGAAACTTGTACTCAACAAACGATTCCACAAAACATTTCGCTATTTAGGTGAGTATGTACTAAATCATGGTATATCGTGGCTTTATCCATATTACAACCAAAATGGACAGTTCACTTTTATGCTATTACCTGCTTATGAAGTTCTTCCTTACTGGAAGGATAGAGAAAAGACCATATTAGATTATGCAGTCCGAATATTTAGTGTTGAGGTTTGGAAAGGCGACAAAAAAGAAACCATTGAAAAGGTTGAAATCTATACCTTGGAAGGGATTGAAAGATACATTCTAGAAAATGGTGAGTTAGTTCCTGATGTTGAAGTTGGTGAGTTTGCAACATATCTTACAGCAAAAACAGATGATAAGGTAACAGCGCTTAATTGGGAGAGAGTACCCCTTATCCCTTTTCGTTATAATAATCGTGAAATACCATTGATTAAGCGTGTCAAAAGCTTACAGGATGGTATTAACGAAATCCTATCTGACTTCAATAACAACATGCAGGAGGATGCTCGTAGCACTATATTGATTATCCATAACTATGATGGACAAGACCTTGGACAATTCCGTAAGAACTTAGCACAATACGGGGCTATTAAAGTGCGTACAACTGCTACAGGTAAAGACGGAAAGGTTGAAACTCTTCATATTGAGGTTAATAAAGACAATTATGAATCAATTCTTAGTTTGTTAAAAAAGGCTATTATTGAGAATGGTCGAGGCTATGATGCTAAAGATGACCGTATGAGCAATAATCCTAATCAGATGAATCTACAGTCAATGTATTTAGATATTGATCTGGACGCAAATGGGATTGAGACAGAGTTTCAAGCGTCCTTCGAGGAATTACTTTGGTTTATCAATAAGCACTTAGAGCATAAAAAGTTAGGAAATTTCGATGATGAACTAGTAGATCTAATTTTTAATCGAGACATTTTGATAAATGAATCCGAGGTAATTGATAGTCTAAATAAATCTATGGATTTACCACTGGAATCACGCCTAGAACAACATCCTTATGTAACAGATGTTCAACAAGAATTAGATCGTCTAGAAAAGGAAAAACAAAAAGAGCAGCAAGCAGCCGATGATTATCGTGCTAATTTCCCTAATCAATTAAAAGGTGGCGTTGGAAATGGCCAAGAGTAGAGATTATTGGCAAAAGCGTTTTACAATGCTTGCTGATGCAGAAATGAGTAAGGGAGAAGCCTACTATAAGGATTTAGAGCGAATTTATCGTGATACCTTGAGGGCAATTGAAAAGGACATTACGTACTGGTTTGTTCGCTTTGCTGATAATAACGAAATTACACTTGCTGATGCTAAAAAGTGGATTAAGGGCGCTGATTTAGAAGAGTTTAAATGGGATGTCCATGAATACATTAGACGTGGTGAAGAATATGGAATAAATGCAGCTTGGGCTAAAGAGCTAGAAAACGCCTCTGCTCGTGTCCATATTTCACGTTTAGAAGCTATTAAGCTTCAAACCCAACAACATGTGGAAATGCTTTATGGTCAGCAAATTAGTGGCGTTGAGCGTTTAGCAAAGGAAGTTTACCATTCAGCTTATTATCATACAGCTTATGAGGTACAAGTAGGTTATGGAGTTGGTTATAGTCTTCACTCTATTGATAAACGACAGTTGAGTATGATGGTATCTAAACCTTGGACAGCTGATGGTGCAACTTTTAGTACTCGTATTTGGCGAGCGAAGGACGAATTAGTCAATATGTTGCATAAGGAGCTCACGCAAGCTACAATTCGAGGCGAATCATTGAATAATGTCATAGCTAAGATTTCTAAACAATTTGATGTGAGTACAAAGAAGGCAGGCCGTCTAGTCATGACGGAATCTGCTTTTTTTGCGTCTGCTGGACAACAACAAGCCTTTAAGGAACTAGATGTTGAACGATATGAAATCGTATCTGCTTTAGATCACCGTACAAGTGCTATTTGTAGACAGTTAGATGGTAAAGTACTGCCCATGAGTGACTATGCAGCAGGCATTACAGCACCACCATTTCATGCATGGTGTAGAACAGTCACAGTTCCATATTTCGATGATAATTATGGAGAGCGAGCAGCTAGTAGGGGAAATAATAGTGATCCAGATGACGTTTACTATGTGCCATCAAATATGACTTATAACGAATGGTTCCGTATTTTTGGTGTTAAGCAGCAGTAATTGTTATACCAAAAAGGTGGAAATGGGAAGCGAGGTTTGTGGCCAAAAAGTGATATAATTTAGTTATATAAAATACACGGAGGTCCTAGTATGAAAATTTATGTACTAGAAGTAAATTATGAACGTTTTTTCGAGGTTGATGAAGTAAACGATGTAGTAGTACTTGCAGAAAATCTAGAAGAAGCTATTCGTATAGCTAAGGGAGTACGTGATGTTGAATGGGAACTTGAAGAAGAACATGATACCAAGGAAAGCAAACTTATTAAATCAATAATTCATCATGGATAAAAAGACAAAAGTCGCTCAATGAGTGGCTTTTTATTTTGGTCTTTTTAAAGGCTAGACCATAAAGAGGCGTATACCACCAACAGGCACAGACCTGTATAAAAATGTATGGAGGTTATGGAAATGGAATGGTTAAAAGAATTACTTAAAAATGCAGGTATTGCGGATGATCAGATTGAAACAATTGTGGCAAATGCAGCGAAAGAAGCTCCGAAACATGTGGTACCAAAAGCAAAATATAACGAATTATCGACTGCAAAAAGCTCACTGGAAACTCAACTATCAAAGCGTGATACACAGCTTACAAATTTACAAAAGCAAGTAAAGGGCAATGAAGAGCTTGAAAATACGATAAAGGAACTTCAAAATGCTAACAAACTAGCTGCTACAAAACATCAAGAAGAATTAGAAGCATCAAAAATTGAAAGTGCTATTGATTTAGCGCTCACAGCTGCTAAGGCGAAAAATTTAACGGCTGCTAAAGCATTGTTAGATCGTGAAGGATTGTCTCTAGACAAAGACGGTAAAACAGTCATTGGTCTAGCTGATAAAGTAAAAGCCCTTGTCGAAAGTGAAGAAACTAAATTTGTGTTCGAATCTACTGAAACTGTAATTGCTGGTGCTATTCCAGGAGGACAACATGGTGGCGGTGGAGGTCCAGTTGATACTTCAAAAATGACATATTCACAATTAAGTGAGTATATGGCTAAAAATCCAGATGCTCAAATTTAAAAACAAAAGGAATGGTGGAAATTAAATGACTAAATTACAATCAATTTTTGCTAGTGCAATGCCTAAAATGTTAATGCCATTGAATATTCAAATGTTTGCAGGGGATAAATTTGATGCTAAATCATTTAATCCTCAAGCTTTTGGTGCTTACGTAAACCGTATTCCAAATCTTAAACGCAATGAATTATTAAAATCTCGTGCATTACAACCAAATACAGAGATTCGTAACCTATTCAGTTCTCAAACAACAACAGCCTATGGCCGTATTCCACTGTTTGGTAATCTTGATGGAACACCACTTAACTACGATGGTGTTACTGACATTACTGCTACAAGCACTGTTACCTATGAGCAAGGTGTTGTAGTCGTAGGTCGGGCTAAAGCATGGGTAGAAAGAGATTTCTCAGAAGATATTACTGGTGGCGTTAAATTCATGGATAACGTAGCGCAACAAGTAGCGCAATACTGGGAAGAAGTTGACCAAGATACACTTTTATCAATTTTAAGTGGTATTTTTGCAATGACAGGCACTAAAAACCTTGAATTCGTTAATAAACATACTTTTGATATCACTGATAAAGAAGGTAATGACGGACAAGGCAACCCATTAAATGCAGTTGGTCCAGCTACCTTAAACACGGCAATGCAACAAGCTTGTGGTCAAAACAAAGGGAAGTTTGCAATCGTAATCATGCATTCTGCTGTAGCTACTAACCTAGAAAACTTAAAGCTATTTAAGTACATGCAATACACTGATGCAGATGGTATTACACGTGATCTTACTATTGGAACATGGAATGGCCGTGTTGTATTAATCGATGATTCTATGCCAATCGAAGAGGTAGATGCAGCAGGAGAAGTACCTGCTTACACAAAATACACAACATATGCATTAGGAGAAGGTGCATTTAGTTATGAGAACATTGGAGCTAAAGTACCTTACGAAATGGCTCGTGATGCTTCGAAAAATGGTGGTCAAGACACATTGTATTCTCGTCAGCGTAAAGTGTTTGCTCCAACAGGTATTTCTTATGAAAAATCATCTCAAGCAACTTTGTCACCTACAAATGCAGAACTTGCAAATGGAGCTAACTGGACACTCGTTAACGATGGAAACAGCGTAGGTGCTAACCGTAAGTACATTGATCATAAGGCAATTCCAATCGCTCGTATTATTTCTCGTGGATGATAGGTGGTGTATCCTATGCTAGAGGACGTTAAAAAACGTTTAAATTCTTTAGGTATTAGTGTATCCAGTGAACCTAACAGTTCTGATGAAGTGATGTTATCCTTCTGCATCATCAAAGTAACGAATCACATCAACAATCAAACTAATCTATCTGAAATTCCTCAAGGACTCCATGAAATTGCAGTGGATATGGCCGTTGGGGAATTTTTATATGCTAAAAAAGCAATTGGTGCTTTAACTGTTGAAACATTGGATTTTGAACTGATTGCAAAACAAGTTCAAGATGGAGACACCAATGTAATTTTTGCCATCGATGCTAATAACACACCAGAAGCTCAATTCAATAGCTTTTTATCGTATTTGCAGCACAATGAGGTAGATTTTACTCGTTATAGGGTGTTTGTATGGTAAGTGCAAGGCGTAAGGCACTGGAAAGGCTTTGGAGGGGCAATTGCACAGTTATTGTGTGGAAAGAAGTAGAAGACCCAATAACCCATGTTACAACGCATAAAGAAGTAGCACTGTATGAGGATGACCTTAAATGTAAGTTGTCTCATGAAAAGTTAACGAGCGCTTCATCAAATGGTGGGCCAGCAAAAATATCGGAACAAATCAAGTTATCCTTAGGTAACGAATTTGAAATACCTGCTGGATGTAAAATTATCGTGACACAAGATAATGTAACAGAAGAATACACGCGGTCAGGCAAACCAGGTATCTTTATGGATCATCAAAAAGTTGTCCTAGAGTTATTTAAGGAGTACGCATAATGGGTAGAGGTGGCCGTGTTAATTATCAGCAGTTGAAGGCTTTTGAGCGAAGATTAGCCAAATTAGCTAGAGCGGATTATCAGAAATTTTTAGAGGCATGTGCCAAGGAATTGGCTGCTCGTTTACTTGCAAAAGTGATTGATCGCACTCCTGTAATAGACGGAGTATTACGGAGAGGTTGGACAGCAGGTAAGAATAATACAAGTGATAAAGGAAACGTAATTGGTGTAGCAGGTAAAAATGGTTTTGCACAATCCCTTGAAATCAAAGTAAGTAATGGAGTGTATGAAATAGAAATTATAAATCCTGTTGATTACGCATCATATGTTGAATTCGGACATAGGTCTCGTGGACAAGTTGGCTGGACAAAAGGGAAGTTTATGATGACTATATCTGCAGACGAATTAGATCAGCAAGCCCCTGCAATTCTTGAACGAAAATTATTCAATATGTTAAAGGAGGTTTTCGATGGAGATTAATGATATTCAGAATGCAATATCCGTTAAGCTCCATGAAGCTTTCGGTGCAAATTATAAAAAATATATCGATGAGGTACCGCAGGGGTTTAAGACTCCTGCTTTTTTAATTCAATTTTTGAACCTTGAACACATTCGGCAAATCGGTAAACGGTGGAAGGTAACTACATTGTTTAATGTGCAGTATTTCCCTAAAAACGGTTTGTTAGAGGCGTCTAATATGACTTTGAAGGTACAACAAGCATTGAAAGAAATAACACTGTTAAACGGCTCACTGATGCTTGGTACAGGAGCGAATAGCGAAGTTGTTGATGGCATTGGTCATAACTTCATTCGTTTTAATTTCTTCCTGCAGGAGATTGAGGAAAAGGTTTTCATGGGCTCATTAGAGCAATACATCAATAAGCAAAGGGTGATTCCAAATGGCGACAACTAAAGTACAGGGAAAAGATGCTGTAAAAAATGATTTGCCAACTTTCACAAAAGAACAACTAGTTAAAAGTAAAAAATACGTTCATCGACGTGATGCCTTAAATGCGTTGCTAGAGGACAACAAACCCTACACATTCGCTGAGGTGGATGGCATTCTAAAACAGTTTGATGAAGGAGGGAAAGCTTAATGGCATTAGGTGGAGGCTTTTGGTTAACACAAAACAAAGTGTTACCAGGTACGTATCAAAATTTCATTAGTGCAGCGAGAGCTTTTGTAAACTTATCTGATCGTGGTTATGTCGGTTTACCAATCCCATTGGATTGGGGAGTTGACGGTGATGTGTTCGCTGTAACACAAGAAGATTTACAAAAGGATTCTCGTAAAATCTTTGGCTATGAATATACAGACCCTAAATTGAAGGGTATTCGTGATGTATTCAAAAACGCTATCACAGTTTACTTCTACAAACTCGCAGTAGATGCAGTAGCAGCTACAAATGATTTTGCCACAGCCAAGTACAAAGGGGTGCGAGGAAATGACATTACGATTGTAATCCAGTCTAATGTTGACGAGCCATCGAAATTCGATGTTAAAACATTACTAGCTAATGTATTGGTAGATGAACAAATGGCGGTTGCTACTGCTGCAGATTTAATTGCAAATGATTTCGTCAATTTTAAAACAAACGCGACATTAGCAGTTACAGCAGGCACACCATTAGCAGGAGGTTCAAACGGATCTGCAATTACAGGTGGCGTACACCAAGAGGCGTTAGATGCTCTAGAAGCCTATGGATTCAATACTCTTGGCTGTTTATCTTCGGAAAGCTCAATTAAATCGCTGTATGTTGAGTACACAAAGCGCATTCGTGACAAAGTTGGTGGTAAGTTCCAACTTGTAGGGCATAAGCTTGGCACCACTGATCATGAAGGTGTTATAGATGTGCAAAACGATGCTAACGGAACTGATGAAGAAGTATTTGGTGCAGTATATTGGGCCACAGGTGCACAAGCTGGCGTTGCTGTGAATCGCTCAAATACTAATAAACGATACGATGGTGAATTTACACTTGATATGTCTGAAACAAAGACGCAATCACAACTTACAGCTTTATTGAAAGCAGGTAAATATGTATTCCATCGTGTAGGAGATGAAATTCGTGTACTTGAAGATGTAAATACATTTACTTCATTTACGGTTGATAAAAACGAAGATTTCAGTATGAATCAAGTTATTCGTGTGTTAGATCAACTAGCAATCGATACAGCACAATTGTTCAACAATCGTTATTTGGGTCAAGTGCCGAATGATCAAGATGGCCGTATCTCGTTATGGAAGGATATCGGAGCACATCGCATGGAAATGCAACGTATTCGAGCAATCCAGAATTATAATAAGGACGAATTAACCGTTGCACAAGGTAATTCAAAGAAAGCAGTTGTAGTAAATGAGGTTGTGATTCCTACTGTAGCGATGTCGCAGCTTTATATCACCACAACAGTAGCTTAAAGGAGGGGACATAGTTGAAAGAAATTATAATTTCAAGAGAGCCGATTGGCCTTGATTTATTACAAGAATTTTTACAAGCAAAAAAACAGCCTAAAAGTATCTTATCCTTGGATCTCCAATACTTTGCAGAGGCTACTATGCATGCTCGTGATGCCATTCATGGTGCGCAAGGTGTTGCGTATGTAACCATTGAAGGAAATCGGTATAAATTCGCCCAATTAATTAATTTAGAAGCTCGTATGGATAAGACGAAAACAAAAGTACCTATCATGGGTAAAACAGGTAAGGGAAATAAATCGACTGGATGGGAAGGTACGGGTTCAGCAACATTCTATTTTAATACATCCATTTTCCGCAAGTTGTTAAAACGTTACAAAGACACTGGTGAGGATATTTATTTTGATGTCCAAGTTACTAATGAAGATGGTTCTTCTACAGTAGGTCGTCAAACGACTATTCTAATTGATTGTAATATGGATGGTGGTATTATTGCTGCACTTGATGCGGACGCAGAATACCTAGAAGATTCTGTTGACTTTACTTTCGAGGATTGGGATATGCCAGAGGAATTTACTATATTACAAGAAATGCTATAAGAGCTCACTTTGTGGGCTTTTTTCATTTGAAAAGAAGGAGAGATTCTTGATGTCGTTAAAAGTTAGTGATATTACAGATACCGTTGTGTTGAGAGGTAATCCTAAAGAAGTCTACAAAAACGTATTTGATGATATTGGACATTATTTTATAAACAATGCAGAAAGACTATCCGAAAGTGCGGTAGATTTACATGCAGGAATGGAAATAAAAATTGATATTCCAATTAACGATATTGTCACGATTACTACTAAAATAACCGAATATGTAACAAAGAAGGGGAGTAAATAAATATGTCAAACTTAACTGCATTTTTTGCACACAATAAAAAACAAAATGGAAATATTAAGCGTGCTATTTCTAAAAGTTTCGTGGATGAACAAGGTAATCCAATTGAATGGGAGTTCGCGCCAGTTTCGCCAGAACGTGACGCTGAATTAAAATCTGAATCTACTAAGCGCTCTATGATTACTCAAGGAAAGCGTAAAGGGCAGTATAATACTGATTTTGACCATTTTAAATACCAACGTTTATTGACAGTTGAATCAATAGTATTTCCTAACCTAAATGACAAAGAGTTGCAGGATTCATATGGTGTAATGGGCGCAGATGCACTACTAGGAAAGATGCTTACAATTGGTGAAATTGCAGATGCTGCAGTTGCGGCGCAAGAAGCCAATGGTTATGAAGCTGATCTTGAGGATATGGTAGATGAAGTAAAAAACTAATTGAGGACGGAGATGGTGATGCAAATATCATGCACTGGTGGGTGCATAAAATGCGTCGCCTGCCGTCTGAATATATGGCTCTATCTATTGTTGATAAAGCATGTATCATAGCTTCTCTACAGGTCAAGATTGAGGAAGATAAAAAGGCAGATAGAGAGGCCAAGCGTGGAACAAAAGGTAAACGAAAGAAATAAAACTAGCGATTTGTGAAGAGAAGTATGCAAATAGTAATAGAATTACCTCAATTATCCATGTATATTTGTGTATAAGGAGGGTATCTATGAAAAAAATTTTTAAATTTGGTTGTGGCGGTATTATTGGATTATTCATACTGTTGGTAATTATTGGGTCATTGCTAGGCGATGATAATCAGGGTACGAAGAAGAAAGAAAAGGAACCATCAACAACAATTAACTCCGATTCAAATAAAGATGTACAAGATGAAGAGCAAAATGTAAATATTGGTGAAGAATTAAAAGTTGGAAAAGTAGCCTTTAAAGTTAATTCTATTGCAGAAGTTAATGAGATAAGCGCTGCAAATGGTTACATGAAATACACTCCAGATGCAGATGGTGCAGTCTTTTTAAACGTAAATGTTACTGTTAAAAATGATGGTTCAGAGATGATTCAAACCGATTCTAGCTTTTTTAAATTAAAAGCTTCAAATGGAGCATCATATACACCGTCAACTATTATAGTCGCTGATGATAAATATTTTGTTTTTGAGGGTATAAATCCAGGGCTCGCATTAACAGGAAATATCGTATTTGAAGTTCCAGCAGGTTTAACAGATCTAGATTTACAAGTTCAAACTGGTTATTGGGGAACAGAAACAGGACTAATAAATTTAAATTAATTTGTGGAGTCACTCATTTTGAGTGGCTTTTTATTATGCCAAAAAAAGAGGTGAATTGATGGCAACAATTCGTACCGCAATACAAATTGAAGATCGTTTGAGTCAACCCATTAGAGCTATGCATAATGCCATTTCAATGATGGTAAATCAAATGGAGCATATGAATGTGGCATCTGGAAATATGTTTGATACTTCTACAATTGCGTTGATGCGTCGAGAGTTAGGTAACGCAGCGAACTCCATGAATCAAATAGAAGAAGAAATTCGTGCTGCTAATAACGCGCAAATAGGGTTAAATAACCGAATACGTGACGGTACAGATGCAATGAATGGTTTACTTGGTAAAGTTATTACTTTAATCGGTGCTTATTTATCATTGCAAGGGTTGAGTAAAGTAATTGAAATATCTGACGAATTAACCAACACCAAAGCTCGCGTACAACTTTTGGTTGAAGAAATGCCCGTGATCCCTGATCAGCTAGCTAAAGTAGATTTTGGTCTTGGTGATATGAGTGATATAGAGCTTGCGCAACAACTAATACATGATGCTGCACAACGTTCGTTTTCATCTTTTAAGGACACTGCTAATATGGTTGCGAGGATTGGTACTAATGCTCGCGATTCGTTTGGAAGTGTAGGTGAAGTGGTTGCATTTACAGAACTAGTACAAAAGCAATTTGGTATTGCGGGAGCAAGTGCTGTTGAAGCAAGTAATGCAACAATCCAGTTATCACAAGCTTTAGCTTCAGGTGTTTTGCGTGGTGATGAGTTGAACTCGATTTTTGAACAAGCACCAAACCTAATTTCAACTATTGCAGATTATATGGGGGAACCCTTAGGGGCTATTCGTGATTTAGCCTCTGATGGCATGATTACAGCTGACATCGTGAAAAATGCAATGTTTGCAGCCACAGATGAAATTAATAAAAAGTTTGATAGTATGCCAGTAACTTGGTCACAAATGTGGACTTATTTTCAAAATGAAGCTTTGCGAGCGTTTGGCCCAGTTTTAAAACAAATAAATGATGTGGCTAATAGTGATCGCTTTAAGAGATTTGTTGCAGGTGCAACACAGGCTTTATATTCTATGGCTAGTGTTGTAGAAAAAGTTTTGAGTGCGTTAACAACTGTAGGTGCCTTTATATATGATAACTGGCATCGAGCTGAGGCAGCCATCGTCACAAGTACTATCGCTTTAGGATCCTATGCAATAGCAATTGCATGGACAAACAGAGCAATCGCTATAAACGTATTTATGACGGCAACAGCTGCATTACGTAATCTATGGTATGTTGCAACAACTTTCTTGGCGACTTGGGCAACCTACGGATTTACAGGAGCTATGGCAGCATTAGGTATCGCAATTGCTGCAAACCCAATCGGATGGTTAATTGGAGCAATAGTAGTGGTAATAGCGCTTTTCTATTTAGCTATAGCTGCCGTTAACCACTTTGCAGGCACATCATACAGTGCAACTGGTATTATTGCAGGTGCATTTACTCTACTTGCGGTAATTATCTATAATAACATTGCGTTTATGTGGAATAATTTTGCAGCATTAATGGAGTTTTTTCAAAACGCATGGAGAAATCCTATATATGCTGTCAAACGTTTATTTTACAATTTAGTTAGTAATTTGTTAGATCTAGCGATAGCATTTGCAAGTGGTTGGGAGAATGCTGCAACTAATTTTAAAAATGCTATGGTATCTGCAATTAATAAAGTAATACAAGCATTTAACTGGTTGATGGGTATTCTGCCAGATAGTATTACTGCGAAAATTGGTTGGTCTAAAATACCTGAATATAGTAAAGGTAATATTTCTTCATTTTCAAATGATTTAAAAGGTATTAAAGGTGCTCTTGATAACTGGGTAGGAGATACGCCAGAAGGATATTGGGAGGCACCTAAAATGGAAATGCAATCAGTCGGCACGGCTTGGGATACAGGGTACAATTGGGGATCTGATCCATTTAGTTTTGATAAGGGTAATATTGGAGGTAACACAGATGCACTTATGAAGTCTATTAATGATGCCCTTGGATTAGGTGACAAGTTGGACAAAGGCAACGAGGCAGGCAAGAAAACAGCTGATAATACGAAGAAAGCAGCTGATGGCATTAAAATGATGAATGAGGATTTAAAATATCTTCGTGATATTGCCGAGCGTGAAGCAATCAATCGATACACAACAGCTGAGATTAAAGTGGATATGAAGAATGAAAATCATATCAACAGTGAGTTAGATGTTGATGGCATTATCGATAAATTCGGAGAACGTGTAGAAGAAGTTATTGAAACGATAGCAGAAGGAGGTCCAACGGAATATGTATAGTTTTTTTATGGATGGTGTACAGTTTCCTGTTGCACCTGCAGAGCTGAGTACAAAGATAAATGGACGTAACGAAACCATCGTGTTAATGAATGATGGCGAAGTAAACATCATAAAGAAAACTGGCCTAACGGATATTGAGTTTGAGGTACTACTCCCAAACGTCAAATATCCGTTTGCTGTTTATCCAAACGGTTTTCAGCCAGCTACCTTTTATCTTGAAAAGTTAGAAAAGTTGAAGGTTGACAACAAACCCTTTCAGTTTATCGTCAATCGCATGATGCCTAACGGTAATTTGCTTTTTGATACCAACATGACAGTGTCAATTGAAGAATACGAGATATTGGAATCTGCCGAAAACGGCTTTGATGTCAATGCACGAATCAAATTAAAGCAGTATAAAGCTTATGGAAATAAAAAAATCAATTTGAAAGCTACTACAAAGGCTAGTAGTACAACAAGCACTGCAAAGACGGCTACTAAAGCTGTCGTAGAACAAAAACGGCCAACAACAGGTAAGGAAATACCAAAAACACATACAGTGAAGTCAGGAGAAACATTGTGGGCGATTGCTAAGAAGTACTTAGGTGATGGTTCGAAGCTCGCTGAATTAGCAAAAATCAATAACATCAGCAATCCCAACGTTATTGAAGCAGGGCAGGTGATCAAACTTGGCTAATTCAAAACTATATATCATGAGTAGAGGGCAACTATACGAATGTGCTGTAGAGGAAGGGATTGAGTGGGAAACACATCGAAAAGGCACACCTGGGAAGCTTACGTTCAAAGTGGTCAAGGATGATGTACTTAATTTTCATGAGGGTGATGCTGTTCGTTTTGAATATGGCAGTCACAAAATTTTTTACGGTTTTGTCTTCACCAAGAAACGTACAAACAACAGGGTTATAACTGTTACTTGCTACGATCAGCTGCGCTACTTTAAAAATAAAGACACATATGTATATTCAAAAAAGACGGCTGCTCAAGTACTTCAAATGATTGCGAAAGACTTTAGATTAAAGACAGGTACTGTAGATAATACAAAGCATGTCATCCCTTCTATGGTTGAGGATAATCAAGAACTGTTCACGATCATGGCTAATGCTTTAGCTGAAACGACTCTTCACACGAAAAGTTTATACGTGCTTTATGATGATTTTGGAGCCTTGAATTTACGTGAGGCTAGAACGCTTAAAACGGACTTACTGATTGATGAAAGTACAGGTGAATCGTTTGAGTACACCACTTCGATTGATGAAAATACGTACAACAAAATTAAGCTGATACGTGAAGATAAGAAGAAAGGCAAACGTGAAATTTACATCGCTCAAGACAGCAGCAAAATCAATGAATGGGGCGTTCTACAGCTCACTGAAAAGTTAGGCGAAAAAGATAACGCTAAAGCAAAAGCAGATGGCATGTTACAGCTTTATAACCGCAAATCACGTAAGCTCCACATTAATAAAGTGTTTGGCGATCCAATTGTACGTGGTGGCAGTCAGGTAGCCGTACAAATGTATGTTGGTGATCTTACGGTAGCTAATTTTATGATGGTAGAATCAGTAAAGCATATTTTCAAAGAAAGTGATCACAGAATGGATTTGAAGTTAATAGGCGGTGATTTCATTGCGTAGCATGGAAGACATATTAAAGGAGATTCAGAAGCTCGTTTTAGGCGTTCTAAATGCTCAAAAGCTCTCTACGGTTGTGTACGGCACTGTTTTAAGTGTAAGTCCGTTGGAGGTTCAAATTGACCAAAAACTTACTCTAAAAGAGGAACAATTAAAGCTTACACGTGCTGTGATGGATTATGAAGTAGAAATAACAGTTGACCATGAAACGGAAGAAACAGACGGCCATATACACGAATATAAAGGCCGTAAGAAGATTAAAATCCACAATGGTCTTATTGAAGGTGACAAAGTGACTATGATTCGCGCGCATAGCGGTCAGCAATATTTGATTATTGATAAAGAGGTGGTTGGATGATTCCGCAAAATAATTATGAAGAAGAGTTAAAAGCCGATTTTGAAGAGGTCGCTCAACCATCTCGTACTTACAAATTAGACTTGGAACGAAAGCGCATCGTTGGGTATGCAGATGGACGAGAAGCGATTGAACAAGCTATCTATAAAGCGTTGAGCACAGAGCGCTATAATCATTTAATTTACACATGGAATTACGGTGCTGAAATAGCAAAATTGTTTGGTCAACCTATTCCTTATGTATACAGTGAGTTAAAACGACTTATAACCGAAGCCTTAACACACGATGATCGAATCGACAGTGTTGATGCTTTTTCTTTTAGTCATGTAAAGAATAAAGTGCATGTGCAATTTATAGCTCATACAATAGCAAGTGAAATTGAAATTACAAAAGAGGTGGTGGTTTCTTAATGTTTGAGCATCAAAGCTTTGAAGTGATTGTTGAACGTATGTTAGAGCGAATCAGTAATGATGTAGACAAACGCGAAGGTGCCATTATCTACGATGCAGGAGCAATGACAGCAAAAGAGCTTCAAGAGATGTATATAGCACTAGACGGGATTATATTAGAAACATTTCCTGAAACCGCATCACGTCCAAATTTAATAAGACGAGCAGAAGAATACGGTGTTTACCCTTATGAAGCAACCAATGCCATATTAAAAGGTGTTTTCAGCAAAGATATTCCTATTAGTTCTCGATTTTCTCTTGGAGAGTTAGATTATATAGCCATCCAACGAATTGCTCCAGGTGTTTATGAAATGCAATGTGAAACTACAGGTGTTATTGGTAACACTCAATTCGGTGCCTTAATTCCAATCGAATACATCGATGGTCTTGAGACAGCAGAACTAAAAGAGCTACTCATTCCTGGTGAAGATGAAGAACCTACGGAGGATTTTCGTAGACGATTTTTCTTAACTCGAAAACAAATACCGTATGGTGGGAATCGTGATGACTATATTCAAAAGGTCATGAGTATTCATGGGGTTGGAGGTGTGAAGCCTTATCGTACTCCTGCAGGTGGAGGCACAGTTGGTATAACTATTATCGATTCAGATTTTAACCCACCTACCAACGCATTAATTGAGGAAGTACAAACGATTTTAGATCCAATAGTTAATAGTGGTGAAGGTCTAGGAGTTGCACCTTATGGACATCGGGTAACAGTGAAAGGCATTGAAACTGTCACTATTGATATTTACTTAAAATTAGTCATTTCAAATGTAACGTTAGGGCAGCTACAGAGTGAAGTGGAAGATACGATTAGCGATTATTTCTTTTCCCTCCGAAAAGATTGGCAAAACTCGAATTTCCTAATTATCAGGCAGCTACAAATCGAATCGAGATTACTAGATATTGTTGGAATCAGCGATGTATTGGAATCAACAATTAATGGTCAAGACAGCAACTTCAATTTAGCTCACAATCAAGCACCAGTGCTAGGGACGGTGATTCTGGATGCTTGATAATCGCGTAGCACGAAATTTACCAGATATCTATGATGGCATCAAAGAAACAGATGAACTTACAGAAACAGTAGCCGTTGAATTAGATAACTTGGATGTTGCACGTAAACAAGTGGAAATCGAACAATTTATCATGACGGCCAGTGAAAAGTTCATACGAATGCGTGAACGTGGATACGACATACGTGCTGATCCAACAGTAGAATCACTGGATTTTCGAAGACGAAGAATCATAGCTCGTCAGTCCACGAGGCTGCCTATTACTCAGCGAAAAGTACATGAAATATTAACTGAACTAGTTGGCCATTCCAACTTTGAAGAATATTTTGATGTAGAAAACTGTACAGCCACGTTTACATTTGAAGCGACGGATACCATGTTGAATCGTGAAATTGATCTTACACTAGAAAGAATTATTCCACTAAATATGGGTTTAAAAGTAGCAAGGCGTTTATTGACTAAATTATATCTACCAAGCTACTTAGCTGCAGGTTCAGAAATCACACTTCATCCAATGAATATCGGCACAATTGAAACACAAACACGGAGTAATAATTTAGTTGGTGTTAAAACAGCATCAACGATCACTATAACACCACTATAGGAAGGAGCGATATTGTGGCTCAATATGGAACTATAATTACAAACATCGGGCTTGCTCAAATCGCCAATGCCCAAATCACACAGACAAAGGTTGGATTAGAGTACATTGCGCTTGGGGATGGTAATGGTGCTCACTATGTACCAACGCAAAATCAAACAAAACTCGTTCACGAAGTTTGGCGAGGTCCGATAGCGGAACTTTCCATTGATCCAACGAACAGCAATCGCATTATTATTGATGCGGTTATCCCAGTAACAGCCGGTGGCTTCACAATTAGGGAGATTGGTATTTTTGATGACAAGAATCAACTGATTGCAATCGGTCAGTACCCAGAGAAATACAAGCCAGAGTTATCCGAAGGTGTGTCAGAGGAGACATTAATTCATTTTGTCATAGAAACAAATAATGCTGATGTCGTTAAACTAACGATTGATCCTACAGTCATTATTGCATCGCGTAATTATGTAGACGGAAAAGTGGGACAGGTGCAAGCTGCGCTTACTGAACATTCGGCTGAAATTGCGACTACAGAGAAGTTAGGACATATTAAGCCAGATGGTGAGACCATTGAAGTAGACCCTGTATCAGGGACAATAAAAATAAAAGATTCCGTTTGGTCTTTAGAAGGTCCAATAAAACCGCCTTTACAAAACAATTGGCTTAATTTAGAGACTTATTATTATAAAGATAGGTTTGGAGTATTAACTATAAAAATGCTCACATGGGGAGGAAAAACCGCTGATGGTACAGTATTATTTATATTGCCTGTAGGTTATAGACCTAGTTCTAACATAGTGGCTTATGGAGCTACTTACAGTGATAATGTTGATACTAGTATTATCAGATTTTTAATAAAACCTAACGGTGAAGTTTCACTTGCTGGAACAGCTAAATTTAATATCTCATTAAACCTTTCGTTCAGGATTATTTAAGGAGTTGTTAACTTGAAAAAACACGTTTATAAAATTGATGGTTTTGGTTATTTACAAGAAGTGTATCTAGCGGAAGTTGATGAAAACGAAAATATCATTGATGAAGATAAGCAGATGTTTATTGCTACAGATTTTCCGAATAACATTTTCAAACCAAAATGGGATGGTGAAAAGTGGATTGAAGGAGAAACTGAAGAAGAAAAATCAGAGCGTGAATTGAAACAGCTACTGGAATCCTTAAAACCATCACCTGAAGAACTTGCTAATGCTGAACTAGAAATTAAGGTACTGACAATGCTAACAGAAATGGGGGTTATCCAATGACTGACAAACACTTAGAAGGATTGACAATAGTGCAAAAACGACTCGTAAAGGCTTATGCTACAACAATTATGGGCGCTGTACGTACAATTGATGATGTAACTCCATCCGAACTACAACACTATGTAGAGTTGGAAATTGCAGAGCGTGAAATTGCACATCTTACAAAATAATCGTTCCATATTGTACAGTAAGCACTCTCAATTCGAGGGTGCTTTTATTATGCTATGAGAGCAATCGAGATGGGCAACGGTACGCCATGCTGAATCTCAATGCTTCTCATGGCTTTTTATTTTAAATAGGGGATGAAGGCGGGGAATAGGGCATGAGTCAAGAAACAACCTTTCAACAAGCTGTCACTGTGGCTGACCACGAAAGACGGTTGCAGGATCTAGAAAAAGACGTATCAACGATTAAGCCAATCGTGTACAACACAGCTTCAAGTGTTAAACAAATCGAAAAATCTGTTGAGAAAATGGAACAAAACAGTGATAAAATCAAAGGTTATTTTTTAGCTGCTGCAATTAGTGGAGTAGTAGGAGTTTTATTTATTGCATTACAAAATTCAATTTTTGGAGGATGAATTCATGAAAATCAACTGGAAAGTACGTTTAAAACACAAACCTTTTTTAGTGGGAGCATTTGCATTGTTGCTACTAATCATCCAACAAATCGGGGCGTTATTCGGCTTTGATACAACAATTTACAACGAGCGAGTTACAGAGTTATTTAACACTGTGCTCGCTTTTTTAGTGCTGATTGGTGTGGTTGTTGATCCAACTACTCCAGGTACTAATGATAGTGACAGAGCAATGAGTTATGAACGAAAGGGTGATAATAATGACTAAAAAATTTGTAGGGTCAAGTGGACATGGGCTAAAAATCCGAGGCGCTAAACATTTCATTGATGAAGTAGATGAGGCTCGCAAGGTAACCACTGAGGTCCACAGAATTCTTACTACTGAATACAACGGTGCTGGTTCAGTGTTTCACGACAATACCTCAACTACTCAAAATCAAAATTTACAAACAATCGTGAACTATCATAATGGGCAACAACGCGATTTGGATTTGAGCATCCACTTTAATGCAGCAAACGTCATCGATGGACCAAGAGGGGTTGAGGTTCTTTATTATGATGAAAAAGATTTGTCAGCTAAGGTTAGCGCTGCTATTTCCAAAGCATCAGGACTTAAAAATCGTGGAGCAAAACAACGTACAGAGTTATATTTCCTAAAAAATACGACTAAGCCTGCTATTCTTCTTGAGATTTGTTTTGTTGATAGTAAAGCTGATGTTGAACTGTATCAGAAAAACTTCAAAGCTATCTGCGCTGCCATCGCAGAGGTTTTAGCTGCTCATTTAGGTTACACAAAAATACAAACTGAACATACACTAAAGAAGGAGCAAATTACAGGAGCGAAGGTAATGTTAAATGATATAAAGACCGTTAATGCTCTGATTATTGATGGTAAAATGCATGTTCCAGTTAGAGATATTGCGGACTTGTTAGGATTAAATCTCGTTTATAACAATGAAAGTAAAATAGCAAAATTGTATGAAGTAAAATGATTAATGCCCAGGTACTCAATTAATTTTGAGCCTGGGCATTTTTTTATTGCCAAAAACAGAACGTTAGTTCTATAATAAATACAAACAAATGTTCTTATCTGGAGGAATAAATATGGCAAAGTCAAAGAAAAAGGATCCAGCTAAAAAGGTTGCTGAAAAACCAAAACAACCACCTAAACACCCTGAACGTGACGAGTTTGACCTTGAGGAGCTTGGTTACAGTTTAAGTGAAGCATTGGAAGATAGTATGTTCCGAATGTTTGCTGTATACAATAAGTCAGGGTCATTAGAAGGAAAGGTAACAAAAATGGATACAAACACAAAGATGATCCACATTCAGGATAAATACATGGATGTCCATAAGGTACATTTTTTAGATATTTTGAGTGTTTCTAATTTGGATTATTAGTGGAGGTTGTTTGGGATGCTGAGAGACCGTGGGAACATGAAGTGGACAGCAATGATGCTGCCAGAACATCTGGTGAAAATCCGAGAATGGAAGCAAGAACAATTTTATGATAAAAAGCGAGAATTAACGGAGTGGGAGCTAGAGGAAATAGAACAAACTATTCAGCGTGCTTTTAAGATGCAAAAGCTTGTTAAATTAACTTTATGGGATAATCATAAATTGCGTGATGAGGTAGGGAAAGTCACTGGTACAGATGCATATAAAAAAGAACTACTATTAGACACTGACTTTTCAATCAAGCGTATTACATTTGATAACATTCAAAAAGCTTTCTTACTAAACGCTGATGATTAATCGAGAAGATCGTTTGGTACTAAACGAGTATATTAAATTAGACATGGCTATAAAATCATTGCAACGTGACTACGATAGTTTAGGAAATCTGAAAATGTCTAAGGTCTATCTCAACATAGTAGATGATCTTTTAAAATCTTTAAGAAATGATTATTACAATAAAAAACGGTTATTGGCTAAACAAAAAATTGAAGTAGTTAAATGGATGAAAATAAGCGAGCATTTTAGCGAGGTGAGAATAAAAACTGCTGGAGAAGATGAAGTGCATCAATATGCCAATCAAGCGTTGAAAACTCATACGGAAGAGTTGATTTTTAGATATTTGAAGAATTAAAGAAACCAGGTGCTCATTTGAGCATCTGGTTTTTAGTGAACTAAACCTCTAATTCATCATGTTCTTTCTTTTTATTAGGAATGACCTTCATTACCACAGTAATAGCCTCGTCAATCGATTCCGCGATCATTAGCATGCCTGATTTTCTTTAGTTAAAGGGGGAAACACTTTTGTCAAAATTACTTTTATTAAATGAAATAATTACAGTAGTGAAAATGGCTTCGAAAGAAATCGAAGAGGTAAAGCTTTCATTATGTTTAGAAGACTTATTGACGAATTATAATATAGAAACTAAAGATGAAAGACAATATACATCTGATAATGCAGACTATCTATGTATGTACATAAATGCAATTAAAATAGAAAATTATTCTGATACAACTATTACAAATTACCAGTACGAATTGAAACGATTTATGAAGTTTATAAATAAATCACTATTGAAAGTTGAAACAGCAGATATACGAAAATATCTTGCTGAATATAGTCATCTAAAAAGTGGAACAGTAGCAACTAAATTAACAATTATTAGAGCATTTTATGCTTGGTTAGTACGAGAGGAAATACTTTTAAAGAATCCCACACTGAGAATAAAGCAACCAAAAGTTCCTAAACGATTAAGAGAGGGCCTGACAATTGAAGAATTAGAATTAGTGGGAGAGTCATGCGATTCACTACGTCAGCGAGCTTTAATTGAAGTACTCTATAGTACAGCGTGTAGATTAAGCGAGTTAAAGAATTTGAATATAGAGGATATTAACTGGCAGGATATGAGCGCAGTCGTTATCGGAAAAGGAAATAAAGAGAGGAGGGTTTTCTTTAGCTTCAAGGCTTTATATCATCTCAAACGATACTTAAAATCACGAAACGATGAATGTAATGCTTTATTTGTTACCTCTAGACACCCAATTCGAAGATTAACTAATAGAGGAATTCAATATCAGGTAAATAAAATAGAACAGCTTTCACAGGTTGGAAAGCCATTAACACCTCATGTTATGCGTCATACATTCGCCACATTATCTATGGATTCAGGAATTGAATTAACAGATTTACAACATTTATTAGGTCATGAAGATCCAGCCACCACTTTAAGATACGCACCAGTATCTGAAGAAAGAAAAAAACAAGCTTTTAAAAAATATCATGTTCAATAATTAAAACCAAAAGGTCAGACTTCTTTTGATGGGAATAAATACAAAATAAGCCACTCATAACGAGTGACTATCAATTATTTCTACCTATTTAAAATAATTATTTTAAATGTACAAGTTATCTATTGATAAAGGGAGTGAATACTAGTAGAGTAAGAAAGGTAAAATTAAGTGCAAAAAATCATCGATTTATTGTCGCAACACAAATGCTACACAATAACCCAATGGAATGTTGATATTATGCATTTTTACTATGCCCTCCGAGGGCGCCATTTTACTGATGAATTGATATACTGTAATAGCTCATCTCCTAATAAGTAGTTTAGCAGCCTGCTTACTGGAGATCGAGAGGAAGAATAAAGTGAATACTGTCCTAGTTGGCATTATTCCCCTATTTATTCCTTTCAAACCTTCAAAAAAGCAATAACTCCAAATTATTTTTTAGTGAACATACTGTACGTGAGACTAGCAATAGTCGAAAAAAAAGAATCCTATCTG